GGTCGATCATGGGCCCGAGATACTCCGATTGCTGGCGGCCGATCGTGGGGGCGAGCAGGATACCCTTCTCGTTGGTGCGCTCGATCACTTCGGTGGCCGTCATCTCCGGGGTCTCGGTCAGAATTTGGAACAGCGTGACCAGGAACACGTCGTTGATGATGGCGCGCTCCATGTCCATCATCATTTCGTTGACCTGGATGTTGCCGGTCGGAAGGACGTGCACCATCGGCCTGCCCTCCGCGCTCACACCGCCCTTGTTGACGGCACCGGGTCGCAGGTCCATGCCGATAATGCCGTCATCGGAGACGAGCAGCACCGGGTCGGACGCGCGGTGGCCCTGTTTCAGGAACGTGCGCTTTTGCGCGTTGAGGGTCTTGAGCGCCGGCAGCACCATCTGGGCTGGGCCGCGGCCGTACACCTCAAGCGGTGTCTGATCGTAGCGGCTGACGGAGTAGGGGAAGCTGCGGTAGCCGCCGCCCAACTGCATAAGGCACTGGCCCTCGATCGAAACATAATGGGACTCGAACGGCAGCGAGCGGGCATCGAGCCGCTTGCCGTCGTAATCGCGGCGCGGGCGCACGCAATGCAGGAAGTTGAACAGCCACTGGCTGTGCTGCTCGTAGGCCGACCGCAGCCCGGCCGGCAGGGCCGGCATGCCCCAGCGCTGAACCGCCTGGTAGGCAGTCATTCTGAACCAGCGAATGATCCGGTCAACGCGACCCTGGTGGTTCTCGCCATAGAACGTTTCCCCAAGCGGCACCGCCTTGTATCGCAACCCCACCTGGCCGCCGTAGTCGCGGCCGTCGAAGGCGTCCACGAACATCGTGGCGTTGCCGAAGGCGCCGAGGCTCTGAAAGTTGCTGTTGTTCTGCGCGGAGAAGTTGGCGATCGGGGCGTACCTGTACTTGAACAGGATTTTGGTAACCTGCTCGAACCACAGGCGCGTGGCGCGGTCCTTCATCACGTAGTCGTCGTTGGCAGAGAGCGTGTGCCAGATCATGTTGCGCGGCGTCAGCAAGCTATCGCAGATCGCGGCGAACCGATGCAACGCCAGCATCCCCGAGGCGTCTACTTGTTGTTGCGTCTTCTTTTGGCCCGGCCAGTTAAAGTTTTGGTAGAAGAAAGTGTTTCTACTCGTTGGGAGAATGAGCTCGGCCGACTCCTCCCACTGCTGGGCGAAGGTCGATCTCCAGTTCGTGTACTGTGAAAACTCCTGCATGATGTCGCGCACGATCTCGCGCTCGGCATCGTTCGGGGTGCGCGGCAGGCCGGTGTTGAAGTTTGTGGCGGCGTAAATCCCGGCGCGGGCGATGGTGCTTACGGCACTGGCCATCAGTTCACCGTCAGACGTCTGGCGTCGGGGTCGGCCGGGTCCATCTCGGGGTCGAGCCGCATGTCGGCGGTGACCCATTTCTTGGCGCAATCGAATAGCTGCACGCGCTCGGTGTCTGGGAGCTTGAGCTTGTCGGCGATGATGCGGAAGGTTTTCTGCAGGTGCGCCAGGTCGCGAAAAATCACCTCGTTCTTTGTCGGCGGCTCCCAGTCACCCCAGACGACATCCGCAATGACCCGCCCGCACTTGTCGATCTTCGCGTGCGAGCAGATGAACGGCGTGGTGATAGAGCGGAAGCCGGGAAACACACACCCCAGCAATGCAGGCATAGCCTCGTCGAACGAGTGCGCCAGCATCGACAGCACCACCATCCCGATTGGCTCGTATCGGGTTGCATGGAGCACTCTCGCCGGCCACATCTCGCGCAGCTCGTCGGCGTGCACCTTCCAGAGAAAATCAATAGCGGCGTTGTGCACCAGGCCCTCCACCTAGGACAGACCCCATCGCCTTCCGTAGCCCCAGCATGGACGACGCACCCAGCGGGCTGACGGCCTCCTGCATCTGTGCCAGCAACTGCCGCCGGCGCTTCATCTCCTCGGTTTCGTCCTGCACCTGCTGGCCAAGCAAATCCCCGGCAGCGCCGCCGAACATGGTGTCGAAACCCTTGCCCTGATCGTAGCCGCCGAGAGCCATTCGCCCGCTCCAAAAGTGGTCGTGGTTGGGCTGCACGGCCGCCCCGACCAGTCACAAGGGAGGAAACCGCCCCATCACGGGGCGTGGGCGGGAGAATGCGGTGGCGGCCATCACAGCCACAACGCACCGAGTTTTAGGCGAACAAGTCGAAATCGACACCGGCCGCCAGGCCGCCGCCGCTGGCGTGGCGGACGGCTTGAAAGCGCGCAAACTCGGCCACCGCCTTGCCGTAGCGGATATCCATGCAGCCGATGCGGGTCGCCGACAGCAGGTCGTCGTCGATCTTGTTCACCAGGCCGTTGACGCGGTGATAGCCCTGGTATTCGTCGAACACCTCGGTCAGGTGCGAGGCGATCAGCAGCCGCCGGGTGGCGAGGCGGTGTTCCATGTCCGTCAGCCCGGCCTCGAAGTCATAGCCGCCGTTGTGGAACGTCGCGTGCGTCGGGCGCATGTTGAGCCCGAGGCCCTTGTAGACTTGTGCCACGGTCTCGCCCGATATCAGGCTCGCACCTCTACCGCCATCATGCGGCCAAGCCACTGGCGCGTCCCACATCGGATGTTGCTTGATGCGCGCGACGTGAAGGGGCGCGAGCCCGTGCATGCGGAAACCATCCACCACGCGGATCACATCATTGTCGAGATCGCGACACAGCAGCACGGCCGCGAACGGATGGCCTGTAGAGGCCGAGCCGGAGTGGCGGAAGTCGAGTGCCCACAGCCATCGCCAGTAGGGCGGGAATGTCGCCGGGTCCTGGTTATACTTGATCGCTTCCAGCGGGGTCTCGAACACCGCGCCCTCGCCCTGCATGTCGGCGCCATAGAGCCGCGTCTGTCGTTCGGATGCCCTGTACTTCGCGAGCAACCCCGGCACCGCCTCGTCTGGGATGTGGCCGCCGTTCGTCACCAGCGCGTCGTCGAGAGTCATCAGCACTTCGGCCGTCCCGGGGAGGCGCTGCTTGAACCGCCGGCGGATGGGGGTGAGGCCCAACACTGGCGTCATGGTGACGATGATGATGCCGTTCGTCGTGGTCAGCCGCGCTTGACACTCGCCATAGATCGAGTCGTTCTGTTCGCCCTTCACGTCCTCATCGAGCCACACTTCATCGCACGACTCGCCCTGAAACGCGTCGCGGCCCATCTCGTAGGTCTTGAACCGGATGATGGCGCGGCCGCCGTTCTCGCGCTTGAGCGACACGCTGTCGACGAAGTTGGCGATACCGCGGGCCATCGCCGGTTTGCCGACGATGTTGTCGAGCGGGATCAACCCCGTCCCGAGGCCGTCGTGCTGCGTCAAGTCACCGAGGAGCTTCGTTTGCGCGCCGTCGCGCGTCTTGAGCGAGGTGGTGCACGCGGCCCAGCCGAGGAAATCCATCGGGCGCTCGATCTTCGGCGGCTTGAGAAACCTGCGGCCCGCATACCATTCGGGGTAGAGCGCGAGGGCGTCGAACGTCATCTGCGCCGCCGCGCTGTGCGTCTTGCCCAACTGGTTGCCGGCGCGCAGCATGCGCTCGGGCATCACCATGTTGTGGAATTCGAGTTGCTTGCGGTTCGGCTTGTAGAAGTCGACGCGTCGATATTTGCGCCGGTACTCAAGCTCGGTGAGCATCTTCTTCATGTGCCGGCGAAGGTCCGCCGGGTCGGGGCCGTCCTCAAGCTCGTTCGTCATCGTCCGGCCTATGATTGTGATCGGCCGCAAGCTGCCGGGCAGCTTGGTGGAAGCCGATCGGCCCCTCCATGGGCTTTTGCCGCAACCGTTCGATCAGCGCCCCCGTGCCTGGGTTGCGGATGATGGAAAGCCTTTTGACTTCGGGGCGCCGGATGGGCCGCCCGCTCGGGTGCCTGATCACTTCACCACCTCACCCTCGATTACTTTCCCGTCGCGCTCGGCCAGCATCTTCTCGTAGCGAGCGAGCCCGGTGTGGCCGAAGTGCTCAACCAGTTTCTCACGACTTGCCCCGAACGCCTTGAGCATGCTCAACGCCTCCAGCGCCGCGTCGGTGTGGTTCACACGCACCTCGCCTTGAACGTTTACATTAAGGTTCTCGCCTATCCCCGCGCGCGACAGCAGCGACAGCGCGGTCTTGGCATGGTCGCGATGCTTCGGGCTCTCGATCAGCGTGGTGACCGCCCGCAGCGCCGGCACGACGAGGCCACGCACCGCTTGCTTCGCCACCTCCTCGATCGCGTCAAGCACCCGCTCGCTGTGCATGAGCTCGTGGGTTCTCACCCGAATGGCCGAGCTCTCCCCGCCCGGGTCCTTGAAGCCCGCCAGGCGAGCCGCATCGGTGGGCTTGATCTCGGGGTCGTGCACGTAAATCCACACGAACTTGCGCTCGCGATCGGTGCACGCGAGCATCTTCGGCCCGAGCTCGGTTGATGCGAAGTCCATCAGA